TTAAAATTGGTAATACCTTTATATTTATAGGAAACATAATGTCAATATTATAAAATTAACTCATATATTAAACAGTTATAATCACGTAGTATATTCCATATATAGTGAAGAATGTGGTGATCGTTTAGAAAAAATAATGTTCAAAAATTGTAAGAAAAAAAAATATAATTGGTTAAATGCCGTTGATGAAGTACATGTAATTTTTAAAAATCGTTTTTCTAATATATATTTTATATATTGATATAAAAAAAAATAAATAGATTTGTTATAATAAATGATTTTGTTATATACGTTATTAATTGCGCTGTCTATATTACTTATATTCTTAATATACAAACTTTTTAAAAGTACGTCTACCTATCGGGAAAAATATAATAAAAAAACCAAAATTTATTTAGACGGATTATCTAGGGAATACACACCTCATATAGTTAAATATATTTTAAATAGTATACCAGACCACGAAATTGTAGCTGATAAAAAAGATTCTGATATATATGTATATCATATAAACAATAATGATCATACAAAAGATAAAATTAATATTGTAATATCTGGGGAACCTGACGAAATAAATGATAATGTTGATATATATATAGGCCCAGTTATTAAAGATAACTCAAATTTAAAATCTATATATTATCCGCAAATGTATTCTTCTTTGATAGAACATAAAAAATCTGTAAATAAAGATGATTACAAAACTCCAAACAAAAATAAATTCTGTGCTTATATGTATAGACAAAGACACGACCATAGAATTAAATATTTTAATTTACTTTCAAAATATAAAAGGGTTGATGCTCTTGGAGATTGTTGCAAAAATACTGATATACCTTCAACAAGACATATTAGCAACGAAAATGAAACATATAATGATATAGCAGTTGATCTATATAAAAATTATAAATTTGTTTTAGCAATTGAAAATATAGATAAAAATGGATATTTTACAGAAAAATTAAATAATCCACTTATAGCAAATACAATTCCATTATATTGGGGAAATAAGAAAGTATTTGATTATATTAATAAAAAAAGAGTTATATATATACCTGATTACACAGAAGATGAGCTTATAGAAGTTGTAAAGAGAATAGACAATGATGATAATGAATATAATAAAATTATTAATGAACCATGGTATGTAGATGAAGAAAAATCCCCGGAACATATTGAAAAACACTTAGAAAAAAGTATTAAAGAAAATTTAGATACAATATTGAATAAAAATAAAAAATATGTAAGTGCAAACTACATTGGAGGTCTTGGAAATCAATTGTTCGATGTATATACTGCTATATCATACGGAATAGACAATGATAAAACCCCAATATTTGAATATAGAAATGATAATGGAAATAGAAATACTTATTGGAAAACACTTTTTAAAAATCTAAAAACATACACTGATTATAAGTTAGAATGGACTAATATAAATGAAAATGATAATGGAACATATAATCAATCTAATAATTTACAAGACAAAAATGTAATGTTTCATGGTCATTTGCAATCATACCACAACTTTATTAAAAATTTAGATAAGATTAATAATATAATTGGAATACAAGATTTTAAAAATAAAGTAAAAGATAAGTATAAAAAATTATTTAATAATAGTAAAACACTTGGTGTACATTTTAGACTAGGTGATTATAAAAACATAAATGATAATGTTTTACCGGATTCATATTATATATCTGCTCTTCAGAAAATAGATTTAAATGATAAAAATATTTTAATTTTTTGTGAAAAAGAAGATTATAATACAGTAGAAAACAGATTGAAAAACATTTTAAACAACAAATCTTTTCATATCGTTAAAGAAGCTGAAAATGAAGTAGATGAATTGATATTATTAAGTTTATGCGATTATATTATAATAGCCAATAGTAGCTTTAGCTTTTGGTCAGGAGTTCTTTCTAATCATAAAAACATTTATTTACCGATTTTTAAATGGTTTAAAAATTCTAAAGAACGTTTTGTTTTACCAGGATGGACTTTAATAGAATAAATAATATTTTAAATTATTTTTATAATTTAAAATAATAAGTATCTAATATAAAATTATGGAAAATCGGAAAATTGCTTTAATAACAGGAATATCTGGACAAGATGGTTCTTATCTAGCTGAACTTTTATTGGAAAAAGGATATATTGTGCATGGAATTATAAGAAGAAGTTCTTCTATAAACACTAAACGTTTAGATTCAATATATAAAAACCCTAATTTATTTCTTCATTATGGAGATCTATCAGACTCTTCATGTATTAATAAAATAATTATAGAATATGAACCAGACGAGGTATATAATTTAGCAGCTATGAGTCATGTGGCTGTGTCATTTGAAACACCAGAATACACAACCGATATTGACGCTGTAGGAACATTGAGAATCCTCGAAGCAATTAGAAATAATAAAAAGAAAATAAAATTTTATCAAGCAGGAACTTCTGAATTATATGGAGGAGTATATGATAAAGCACAAAACGAAAATACTCCTTTTAACCCTAGATCACCATACGCTATAGCAAAATTATACAGTTATTGGATAACTAAAAATTACAAAGAAGCTTATAATATGTTTGCTGTAAATGGAATATTATTTAATCATACTTCACCAAGACGCGGAGAAACATTCGTTGAACAAAAAATAGTTAAAGCAGCAGTTTCAATATTAAAGAAAAGACAAAATGTTTTATATCTTGGTAATATATATTCTTATCGTGATTATGGACATGCTAAAGATTATATCAGAGCAATGTGGTTAATATTACAACAAGATAAACCCGAAGATTTTGTTATTTCTACTGGAGAAAAATATATGATTAAAGATATTGTTACTCTAGTTTTTTCTAAATTGAATATACCTATTGAATGGTTCGGAGAAGGAATAGAAGAATATGGTAAAGTATCTTCTTCGACAAAATATCCAGGTATGGAAGGAAAAATAGTTGTAAAAATTAATAGTCGTTATTTCAGACCAACAGAAGTGGATAACTTGATAGGAGATTCTTCAAAGGCGCGAGAAAAATTGGGTTGGGAACCAGAATACACATTTGACGATATTATAAATGAAATGATTAATGAAGAAATAAAATCTTATTTAAAATGAGACACTTTATTTTAAACATTAAATATGTTTAAAATAAAATAATTATTATTAAGCAATATCCAACATAGGAGTTTTACTTTGTTCATCTTTAATTGAATCAATAGCATTGATTGTGCTTTCAAAATTAGAACATGAGAAAATCCCAAATAGCAAACTAATCCACATTGTAATATTTACAATATCTGGTTCGAGCTTATAACAATTTCCCCAAAATAAAAACGAACCTATTATCAACCATGAAAATAGAGTTAAATTAATAATATAACCAATTGCGATAGCTAAACAATTATATAAACTGGTCCTTCCATAATATAAATATAATGATAAACTGATCTTTAACACCAAAGATAATACACCTTTAATAATCAACCAATCGCCAATATTTACAACTATAACAGCAGTACAAGATATTTTATTTTTATATATGAAAGCTACTGCTATTTCAAATATAGGCAATGTTAAAGTTATTATATTACAAATTAATAATGTTTTTATTAGAAAAGAATTATTTGAAGATTTACTTTTTACTTTGAGCATTATCTATAAATATATAATTATATATTTTGTATATATAATTATAATTCAATTTTAATTTTTTAGAATCCATGCATAACTATATTTCGCAATTCTACTATTTCCTGACTAACAAGGAAATCGCGAATACTAGCTCTATGATCACCTTGTAATTGTATTATTTTTTGCGTTACTGCGTCTTTTTCTTCTTCTATAATACAACCGTTACATTTGAAACTTTTTTTAAAAACTTTAAGTATTTTCTTAAAATCCAAGTCTTGTGGCAATCCTGCAACACTAGAAATACTTTTTTTACCATTACGCTGTTGTATACGTATATGTACTTTTTCTCCAAGATCATCTAGAGTATTTGTGAAATAATCATTTAATTCTTTTTCAATATCCATACTTATATCTTTTAATATAGGATATATTATTTTTTCATTTTTTTATAATGTAGCAGCTACTAAATCGAAACGTAAATCTTTATTTTCTTCGTTTAGTCTTCTTATGAATTCAATTGTTTCTGGTCGTCTACAAGATAAGATACCGCGCAATTTGATCTGGAATATTCTCTTCTTTTCTATTTCATCTTCTAATTTTTTCATAGACTTCTCATATAGTTTTTGAAGTCTTTTTTTTGTGTTATAATTAGAATTTAATAATATTTTATTTTTAAAATCTTCTAATTCCATTATTTCTTGATTAATAAAACTATCTATAACATTTAATCTTATTCTTTGAATATTAGGAGGTAATGGATTTGTGTCGTAAGATACCTTTAACATTTTTAATTATAATAGAGTTTATATCTTTATTATAATTACATACTTTAAAATTTCAATTTAAATTGCTGTCATCGGTATTAAATGTTTTGTAAATTCTGTGTTATCAGAAACTATATTTCTAATTTCTTCCGCTTTGTCAATAACAACTTCAAATCTATGTGCATACGAATCGCCGTTCTCATTGTTTAACCATTGTTCTGTTAAGTTGCATGCTTTATCTTTCAAACCACTTTCAACTAAAAAACCAGTTAATTTTTTCGCGTCGACGTCTTTATGTATTGTTCCTTCTGGAGTTTTGTATTTAAATATTTGACGACTTGGATCGCTACAAATATACTTTAGATTCCCATTTTCGTCTTTTAATAAATTTTCATAAGCAAATTTAGCGAAACCCTTTTGACCTGAAAAGATATCATCAAGTGTGTATTTTTCATCTATAATTTGTTTCATATCATCTTTGTTTTTCAAGTCTAATGGCTGCATGATATTTAACATTTTATTGATATTATTATTATAGACTAAACTTTTAGGTTGTTTGGCGATATCAATTATAGCTTGGTGGTCTTCTTGTAACATATCAATGTTTTTGTTAAGATGTTTGATCTCAACATCGTAGATTTGCATTTTTAAAGAATTTATCTCATCTTTTAACTGTTTATTTTCATCTTCTAATTTTGTATTTCTATTTGTCAATTCTACAAATTTACTATTTACTTTTACAAGATCAATAAAACATTTATTAATATGTCCCTTGAAACCTTTATTAGAATTAAATTCTTTATTACAATTACAACAAACAAATACTAGTATTGAATTATCTTCTTGTGTAATATTTTTATCTTTTTGTATTTGAAGACATAATTTTGTCTTATGATGAGCTTTTAACCCATATGTATTTTTCAATACTTTTTCACAGTATTGACATTCCATTTATATAATTATATATTTATTTTTTAAATATTTATTTGATTTTTGTGGAAATTTTTGGAAAAAATAAAATCAACATCAAGTACAAATTGTACTTATTTTTGAAATTTTTGGAAAATTATGGAAATATTGTGGAAAAATTTCCATAACGTTAAAAAAATAAACCGGAATCAGGGTGAAATGTAAAACCGAAAAATAGACTAAAATATACCCTCAATGAAAAATGATATTTTTACTTGTTTTTCAATTTAAAAAATTTTTTTTTTACATTTTCAAAAAAAAATTTTAGTGTGTGTGTGGAATTTTTTTTCCGGACAACGGTTTTTGAGAATTTCAATTTCCGGATCCGGAAATTTAAAACTTTTGGTTTTATAATTTTAAAACTTTTGGTTTTATAATTTTAAAATTTTTGGTTTTATAATTTTAAAATTTTTGGTTTTATAATTTTACACCCTTGAAGATTTAAAACGCCGGTTTTTAAATCTACTATATAATAAATGACTCATAAACACGAAGATTTAAAATTAACTGCTGTTAGATATTATTTAGATAATGATACTACTTATGCTGAAACCTGTAGAATTTTCAATTGTTCTGACTGGAGAAATGTTAGCAGTGTAGTCTATTCTTTTCTATAATTCAAGTTCGGCACCAGAAATCATATTATCCTGAATAGGACACAAATATATTTTATTTTATTTTATTGTATTGTAATAAAAATGAGGCGTCGATCCAAAAGTATAACAAAATCCAGAAGGATGCGAAAGAAATCTACTTATAATAGTAGACGCAAAAGCAAAGGTAACTCAAGAAAGAAATCTACTTATAATAGTAGACGCAAAAGCAAAGGTAACTCAAGAAAGAAATCTTTTACTAAAAGTAAAAATAAATCTATTAAAAGATCAAGGAGATCAAGAAAAAAAATCAGAATTAAAGCTTATGATGGAGTTAGAAATGAAGCTGGAGAAGTTATCTTAGAAAAAACAGATGTACCTAATAGAAATATAACAGAATATGTAATTCCAAAAGGTGTTACATCTATTGGAGAACGTGTATTCTATGGATGTAAAAGTTTGTCAAATATTATAATCCATAATTCGGTTAGAAAGATTGGATACCGGTCATTCGGAAATTGTATAAGTTTGATAAATATTGTAATCCCTAATTCTGTTACAGAGATTGAAAAAGAAGCATTCGAGGGATGTAAAAGTTTAGAATATATTGAAATCCTTGATTCGGTTGAAGAGATGGGAAGCGGTGTATTCATGAGTTGTACTAGTTTGACACATGTTGTACTCTCTAATTCGGTTAGAAGGATTGGAACCTATACATTCTATCATTGTACTAGTTTGACACATATTGCAATCCCTAATTCTGTTAAGACGATTGGAGAAAGTGCATTCGAAAGATGTGACAGTTTAACACATATTGTAATCCCTAATTTGGTTACAGAGATTGGAGACAATGCATTCAAAGATTGTGGTTTGATACATATTGTAATCCCTAATTTGGTTACAGAGATTAGAAGAGGTTCATTCAGTGGTTGTCAAAGTTTGACACATATTGTAATCCCTAATTCGGTTACAGAGATTGGAGAAGATGCATTCGAGTGGTGTACTAGTTTGACACATATTGCAATCCCTAATTCGGTTATAGAGATTGTAGATGGTGCATTCTATTGGTGTACTAGGTTGACACATATTGAAATTCCTAATTCTGTTAAGACGATTGGAGACAATGCATTCCTGGGGTGTCCTATTACTGAATGCATTATAGTGTTTTACGAGGATCATTTTGGAGAAACAGATGATGATAGACTTCAAATTGAAAACCTTAAAAATAATTTAATAAGATCTGGAGTTCTAACAACATGTGTATTTACGATTGAAAGACGTATTTCCGATGCCAAATTTAATCTTATCACAGACACTTTACTTTTAACAGATAGAAGAGTGGGAGATAAAATAGAAGACTGGGAAAGAGTTATGAGTGAAGAAATATATTCTTTTCTATAATTCAAGTTCGACACCAGAATTTCATGAGTATTTCTAACTTTTAAAGTTAGAAATATATATTATTATTTAGTATTTTACATATTTACACTTGAGTTCAACCAAAATGATTTTTTTAAACATAAACGCAACGCAAAAAATATTCTTGATAAGTGAATCATATAAATCAGCACCGTAGTGTAAGTCTTCATTTTCAAAAATACATAGACAATCCAAAATTTACACAGAATGCTAAGTCTAACCTTGAAATAAAGATTCTAAAACCAGCGTTTTAAATCTTCAAGGGTGTAAAACTTTCAGATATTATTTTATTAAAACTGAAATATAGTTTGTTTAAAAATAATATAATTTTCCAAAGCGAATAATAATTATTTTAAAACTGAAATTACAGTTTTAAAATAACATGTTGTAGACAAAAATGATAAAAATTGTAGATTTTATGGATATTTGTGAAAGATGTTTTTAAATACATTTAATACTTATTATAGAAAATATTTATTTACCAGTTATTAACAGTTTCCAAATCATTTATTATATCCGGAGTTTCAAGAATGATTGGTATTTTATTTTCACCACATTTCGTGATTAAATATTTCAAACTTTCATCATTGTCTTTCCAAATACATCCTTCACATAAACACGCGTGTCTATCTTTCTTTGAACCAAACTTTACAGCTGAATCATTCAAATGTAATAACTTAAACTTGTCTATTCCGATGTACTTATCAAATTCGTGAAACATCTTATCCACTTCATCGCGTTTTGATAAATCATATATACCACTACCCCATATATGTGCTGTGTCTATACAGCAATTAACATTACCTTTTTTACTCGGATCGACTCCTTCGAAAATCTTCGCCATTTCCTGAAAATCTCTAGGCAACTTTGTACCTTCTCCAGCGCTATTTTCTAAAAGAAGATTCGAATTATCTTCGAAGTTTATTTTATTTATACTTTTTGCAATAGTTTCAAGACCTGCAACTCTATTTTTAAAAGATCCTGGATGTATAACAACTCCAGAAACATTTGAAACTTTCGATACTACATTTATTTCATACTCTAATTCTTTTAGAATATTCTCTGTTTTTCTATCTTGTTCGGAATCTCCGTTCCACGCAAGTGAACCAACAGTCCCAACAAGACTTGAAGTATAAGGATAATGTGTGTATACATTTACTGGATGTAATTCCAATAGTTCTTGTGACCTTAATATATCTTCTTTTGTTAATCTATGCCTTTTAAAAGCTTTTGGATTTCCTAAGAAAAGTTGTAAACTTTTCATATCATATTCTATGGCTTCTTGAATACTTGAACATATCTGTTTGGAAAAGGAAATATGTCCCCCGATTTCAATATTATTATCTGCTACAAAACTCATGTTTGTATTTTAGTATACAAACACACCATTTATTTTCAATTTTTTAATGTGAGAAAAACCAAGAAATTAATTTTAAACTTTATTTAAGTTTAAAATTATATTTTATGTACATTTTTAAAACTTGTTATATTATTTTAGACATAATTTGAAGAAATCCAGTTCATTATATTTTAATTAAATCTGCTAGCAATATTCAAATAAAACAGGACTATTTAACATTATGATATCATCCATAACTTTTTTATATCTAATCATATTCATCATAGGAACACGAACCAGCTCTTTTCTTTCTGTATATTTTATAACATTCATTAAATACTCAAAATTACCTGCATGTAGCATATCTGAAGATTATATATTTTAGTTTTTAATAAATTTCAATTTTTATTTGAGTTTAAAATCACTAGGTAAAGCTGTTGCATTGTCCATAAGTGTTTCAGTAATTTTTTCAAAATCATCAAACTTCAAAAGGTTTGACGGTGCTAATAATTTTAATTTTTCTATTTTTTCTCCATCAGACCAATCACTTTCATGTAAAATATAATTTAACAGAGTGTAAAATTTTTTTTGAGTTATTTTATGCTCTTTGAATTCTTGAGCTTTTATCATATCCCAATGTATAATTACATTTTCTTCTCCTAAATATTCTTGTATTTCATATGCACCAAGTTTATAAGCTTTAGTAGACATTAATTCTACTACTAAAGTAGAATCAATACCAATATATTCATTATTTTTAATACGGTCAATAAATTCTGGAATAAATCTTAATTCTTCACTAAATGAATGGAAATTAGTTTCATTTCTTCTATTATATTCGTCTACCAGATCCTTTCTTATTCCGAAACTTCCTTTATTTTTATTAAGTATAATTTTGGTTATCATTTATATAGTACATATTTTAGCTGTCGCATTGTTTAAAAAATTCATTTTTTTTATGATAGCTATAGAATTGTTAAATACAATTTTTGCGATTTAATTTATCGTCGCATTTAATAAATGACTTTATATGCTGGTGGTAAAAAAAGGATAGGAGAAGAGTTGTCAAAGATTATCCATGATATATCATTAGAAATCGAGGAAGGAGACGGTTTTAAAATTAAAGGATATTGTGAACCTTTCTGCGGAATGATGGGTGTTTACCAATATATTCCCGAATTATTTGAAAATCATAAACCTAAATTAAAATATGAAGCTGGCGACAGAAATCCTTATCTTATTAAACTTTGGAAAGGTTTAAAGAAAGGGTTTAAACCTCCCGAAAAGTGTACAAAAAAAGAATACTACAAATACAAAGACGAAGATTCACAGTCCCTAAAAGCAATATTTCTAGGATTTGCATGTGCAATGAGAGGTGTATTCAGATCAACTTATTTTTCACTTAATAATATTAAATTACAATCTGAACACGCGGTTGAAATCGCGGAAAAAGTTAAAGATGTAAAATTTAAAGTTGGAGATTATAGTATATTCTCGAATTTAAAAGGTTATATTATATATTGTGATCCGCCTTATAAAAACTCAGGATCACCTTATTCGATTGGAGATGTTTATGATACAAATTTTGATTATGATAAGTTTGTTGAATGGTCTTTGATAATGAGCGAAAATAATATCGTATTTATAAGTGAATATATAAAACCATGCAAAGATTCCAAACTAGTTTGGAAAAAAAACAAGGAAAAACTATTTTTGATTTAAAATTGAATTTTTTATAAATGTATACCCATTATTTTTAGGTATGTCTAAACGCTTTAGAGAAGAAACTCAAATAGAATATGTTGATATACTTGAACATGAGTCACCTTTTAAAAAGACGAAAAAGGAGGGTTCATTTTTATTTACAAATTTAAAAAAGAAAATTAGAAAAGAATGTCCTGAAGATCTAGTAGAATACGAGTCCCCTTTAAAGAAACAAAAAATACTACTCGGGGAAAACAATTTAATTATATCTAATCTAACGACACAAATGCATTGTATAACTTTATAAACTTATATTAAAAAATAAAATTATATATTATTTTTAAACTCAAAAGAGTTTAAAAATATATTTATCACAAATTTAATCTTAAATAAAATCTACTATTGTTTTTCCAATATAATAATCCCTTTGTTTCAATAGATTTAACTGTTTTCATTTTAGGAATAATACCAAGATCAAAATTTCCGTTCAAATGATTTATATCTGTTATAGCATCATTATTCAAAGATAATAACCATTTATTAACAGTGCTTCTAAGTATTGTTTTTCCTTCTTCTTTATTTTTTTGTATTTCCTTGATAGTCTCGTTAACTATCAAGTGTTGTAAACTTCCTTCTTTTAATTTAGTAATATCAATCAAATAATAAGATTCATCTATAGTCTTGATAGAAACTGTTTGAACTTTTGTAATAGTTATAGTAGTTGTAGTTTTTGTAGTTATTGGAATAGATTTAATTTTTCTTTTTTCCTCATTAGATTTCAATTCTACTTTATATATTTCTTCTTTTTGTTTTTCATATTTTACCGGATCGATGGCATAAAGAATTTCAATACTTTCCGAAGTCTTTCTTAATAATTTTCTTTCTTTTTTAGCATTTGGATTCGGTATAGTATTTGTTAATATAGATTTTATCTTATAATGATTTCTAGGAACTCTGTTTTTATAATATTCCATATTATCTAAATGTTCTTTACATATTTTTACATTTCCAAGCTTTGATAAATTGATACAATTATGTATTTGTCTTTCTGACATTTCATAACTATATAAGACTTTTTCCTTTATAGCAGGATCTACACAAATAACTGGTTTTATATCATCTCCATGATTTCCATTTACGCGACTCAATACTTGTTTTTGAAGTGCAGCTGTAGAATTTGAAGGAAACTTAGCTATTTCAACGGTTAAATGCCAATTTTCCGGTTTATTATAATGTGATGTATATGAAATACCTTCGCAACACATATCGAAACCGATTATTAAAATTCTTGGATGTAGAAATGTACCTCTTTCCGCTAAATACTGTAAGCAATCGGAAATACTTATAGAGTTTTTACAGTTAGAACTAAAATAATGTGCGTTATCTCGAAATACAGATTTTTTCTCATTTCCTTCTTCGGTGTATATAGAAATTGGGTCTTCTCCGATATCTTTGTAATACAGAGTAATTCCTTCACCCTGGTAAATAATAACAGTCCATTGCTTTGCAAAATAAATTAATTCTTGTTGGAACCAGTATAACAATTCTTTTTGCATATCGAGTTTTCTATGATACTTACACAGAATTATATGTGGATGTTTGTCAACTTTATTATTTTTTCTGTCGTAACGAACTATTAAATCTTCTGAAGATTTTGTTTGTATAAATTCAAGAACTGATTCCGGTATTATATCTTCTTTTTTATCTTTTTTAGTTGTAAATGAATTGTTCCAGATCCAATCTTTTATTCCAGTATGATACTCACTAGGACTAATATATACAATATTATCGGAATATAATTCTTCAACCATCATAAAATCTTGAGCTGTTGCAGACACGTTTATGATTTTTTTTGCGAATTTTTTTGTATATACTATTGACTCGTCATAATGCACTTTTTCATTGTGATATATATCATCATCCTTTTTGTATCCTCCAGTTCTGTGAACCTCGTCTAGGATAAGAACAATTGGAAAAGACAAGTCAAGATGTTTATTAATTCTTTGTATTTGAGTATATTCCTTGATAACAAAAATAAATCTTGAACATGTCCCATTGAACGAATTTTCAAGATCGTTACCTTTATTTTTATTTGTACTGTCATAATATAATATATTATTTGAATTGAATCTGACAAGATCTTCGTCTTTAAAACCTTGAAGCTTTAGGTATTCGTATAATTCATTCATAATACTTACCAATCTTCGATAGACTTGTCTCTTTTGATTTTTATCCATTACTAAGTAAACGACGGAAATATCAAAAGCCAGATATATTAATGAAACAGGTAACGTTAAAAAAGTTTTACCTACCTGCTCTAAAGAAGTTATCAAAGTATGTTTATCTTTTTCTTGTATTTTTATACTTTCAAATAATTCTTTGTATTTAAATGTTTTATTATCTAATAACGATTCACCTTTGTTTTCATATCTAAAAAAACGAAATACAGTTTTAGCTAATTCGTGATTCATTTGAAATTATAATTTTATAATACAAGAATATTTCAATTTTAAATTTTAAGTTTATATTTACGATTGAATTCAGCTTTACAATTCAAATATTATTAAAGATTTTATCGAATGTTAGTGACCTTGGAATCTCGTATTCTTTTATATGTATAGGTTCTTTTATATGTAATAATCTTATTACATCCAGATTTTTATATGTCTCATTCTAATAAATCTGGATTTAAGTTATATTATAAACAGAAAATAAAAATATTATTTGATAAAAATTAACTTGTATTATAATAAAAATGTCTTTCAGCATACAAAATAATCTAGTTGAACAATCAGTTGATCAAGTATTTTATATTTTAAATACCACAGGAGGAATTGGTATTGGTAGTACTGGACAAACAGGTCCAAGCGGAGGAGGAAGTGGTTCAGTATCACCAGGGGCTACAGGACCTCAAGGTGTCCAAGGAGATGTAGGTCCTCAAGGAATTCAAGGTGAATCAGGACCTACAGGTCCTACT